TAAAAGATATTCAGATAAGTTTTTCATAATACTTTTATATTTGTTGTATTTTTAAATTGATGTTGTACGTCTCTATCTAATGAATACTTTACTGTTATGTTATAATATCCTTTTTGATATTTATTGTCATTTTTTGGAAGACTTAATATTGATATTTCAGAATTTGATGTAAATTCAGAATCATGTTTCATACCTAATGACATAGGAGTTATTTTCCATTTGGCACTTATATATGGATTATATGGTAATCTATCATTATTCATTATTCGTCCACATATAATGTCATCATAATTAAATTGCTTATTTCCATTTTTACTAATGTATTCAAATCTATTAATTAAGAATTCTTTTGAGCTTTTTTCATGTCTTAAATAATAATTAAATTCATCTCCTGGCAATATCATTTGTTTTAATTCATTAGGAATAACTAAATCATTATCATCCCATATTTCTTCACATGTCTGTTTTGATATATAAATACAATACCAATATTCATTATCATGCATTAAATATAAATCATAATCTAATTTATTATAATTCAATTTAACTAAATCATTAGCATCATATATTGCATATAATTTATTAATATTATCTTTATTTTGGTGATCTAAATGCCAAATATTATATCTTAATGTAAAGAATTTCTTATATAGGTTTAATGTGTTTATATTATTATTGTCTCCATATTTATATTCATTATTATCAATAGTTATTGATATGCCGTTACCATTTATTGTATTATGATCAATAACATCATATGTTATTCTTTCTAAATTATGAATAACTTTTACTAATTGTGGCTCTATGTATGTATCTTTAGTTAATTCTAATGATTGGCATCTTAATGTAAAATATGCAGTAACATGATTTTCGTTTCCATATAATGTAAATTGGTCATCTTTATTATTATATATTTCTATTGTTCCATCATTACGTTCAATACATATACATAATCTAAATATATTATCTTCTAAATTAGTATCCCATGTCAATATAAAATCACCTTCTTGTCCTGTTAAATCTTTAGATAAATAATTACGATATTCATATCTTAATTCTTTTCTATTATCGTCATTACCTCCTAATTCATCTATAATATATTTATCAAAATTATTTATAATAGTATCTATAGTATCATTCTCGTTAAACCAATATCTCTTTAATTCATTTAATGCATTATCTAATTTTTCGTAATTTAATGAATCTGCATTATACCAATACATACTTGGATTCTGAATTCGTATTTCTTTTCCAGATTCTTCATCAGTATATAGATATCCATTTTTCATTCTTTTTATTGGCTTTATTTGCTCATCATTTATAATTGCATATTCATTATTCTTACTTGGTGGTATGACATTATATTCTTCTTTATTAGATAATTGCTTTAATGTAATGAATTTATTTCTTATTAATTGAAGATTATAATAATAGAATTTTACTTTTATATTATATTCATTAAGAATAGTATCTTCAATACTTGGATCGTATTCATTACCATTTTTGTCTATAAACAATATTTTCCATAATAATTGTGTCTTAAGATATTGATCAAAATTTTCTAAATCATGAAATTTTGGATTATAAAACCAATATGTATCATCTTCAATAAATAATTCTGCATTTTTATAATCTTCATATAAATGATTTTCCATTATCTTATTAATATTAAAATCATTCATATTATCATATATCATATATCCAATTTCTACTAAATCATCAAGTTGTTCATAATGAAAATCATTTGTTGTAAATTGATAAGGCTCAATTGGTACATAAACATTTTCAGAATTCAAATATGATTTTAAATATAATCCATATAATTCTAATGCATATTCATTTTCATTTAACCATGGCTCATTCCATCTTAAACCATATATGTCAGGATATCTACTATCTATAAGATCTACTGTTGTACTGCCAACTATATTAAATCTTAATGATTTATTTTGATTATTATAATCATATCTACCATGAATAAAATTCAATCCATTAACTGTCATATCTATATCATTATGAAATACTAATATATTATGATAGTCATCAACATTTTTATATAATCCATACATATGTATAGAATTTAAATATTTATTCAATTTTGATATATATACATTATTAATATAATACTCATTTATATCTTTATTATTATTTAATTTTTCATAAACATATATTTTTGCATCATTATATGTATAGCAATTATCTTCGTTATTCCATGTTAATTGCAAATAATTATTATCATATTCTTCGAATATATTAATAATTTTCAAATATTTATGATCATCATTAATAGGTATAAAAATATATTGTTCATTATAATAATATATTGAATTTAGTTGAGTATTATACAATGGAATTGATATATCTTTATTTAGATTATTCTGATGTATAAAAATAGTTAAATTATTATATTCAATGTATTGATAAAACACATTTTCTAAATAAGTATAATTAATATATTGTAAATTATTTTTAATATGCCAATCTAAGATTTCATCAAATGCTAAATATAAATCAAAGTTAATATTATTAGATATTACTAAATCTCTATTATGCATATATGAATTAAATATAACATTATTATCTGTCATATCTTTTATCTGCGCAAAGTTACTTATTATATTATAATTGTTAAAATAATATTGCCATAAAGAATCAATATTTGATAAATCTATTGTTCGTATAAATGTCAATTTATCATTAACAAATTTATACAAATTATCATTAACTATACTTGGATCATTATTTGTATTATAAACACTCTCATCATTTTTTATATTATTAAAATCTATGGCATCATTAGCATCCTGGAAAATTATTGAATGTAATCCATTTTTTACACTATATTTATTTATCATTTTCCATAATAAATAATTATTGTCATTTAAGTAATATCTATAATTAAGTGTGCCAAAATCTATTATTGGTGTATCTATTCTTGTTTTAAATTCATATGAATACCATTTATTATTTACTAATAAATCAATAGCAAATTTTCTGTTAATCCAATAATCATATAAATTAGAATTTAATTCATTTGATAAATTAAGATATTTTGGATAAATAACAAAATTTTCATATTTATGTGTTTCATCTTGAATAAATGAGAAGTTTTGTTTATATAATATTTGATCATTTGATATAATGAATTTATTAAATTGATATCCACTTATATAATCAATATTATTAATCTGTGTTCTTACTTTTATTGATATATTTTTAGGAATAACTGGTATATATAATGTGTCAATAATTTCTTTATTTAATATTTGTTGTTTTATTTCATAACTTATTACATATACTTTACTTGGGTCATCATCTGAAACATAGTATAAAGTATCTGTTGAATATATATTTTCATTTATATAATCAATAATTAAACTTAAGTCTATTTGTGTTAAGCATGATGTCATTATAGCTTGTATAAACTTATCATAGCTATTTATAAATGTACTATAATGTTTATTAGATGAATCAAATGAATAAGCAAACATCATTTTTGATATATCTAATAATTTATTATTTGCTTTAATTATTAATGGATCATTTATTATACATGCTTGTGAGTTATTATTAGAGTAATCAAATATATATTCATATGTAGGTTGGTTATCTTTTAATTTCTTTAATATTAATAAACAATTATAATATTTGTTATATTTGAAATTAATTGGTATACTTAAGCATGTATCATTAATCTCATATAAATCTATATTATTTATAGTTTCATTATCATAATTATATTCATTATAAAATTCATCAACAATATGTATTTGCTTTGTAAAATAATGTAAATGACTATCCGGAAATTCAATTTCAGAATCATGTCCATTAAGCATAACTAATGGCTCCATTAAATTTATATTTGCTATTGAAGTCATCTTTATATCATTAGCATATACTTTATATCCTAATGAAGCACTATGAATATTTAAATGAATAGGTAAGAAATACTTATTATAATAATATGCAAGCAAAGATAATTTTATAGCTAATTCATTAAATGAAAAATTGAAATATGGCTTCCAATACCAATATTTTTCATCATCGTCTTCTATAGGCATTTCATGATTGCCTATTTTTACTTTAATATATTTATCTAAATATGATTCTAATTCTGGATTATTTTCACCAAACAAGAAATTTTCTGTTTCAAATTCATACCAATTTCCTGTTTCATGATTAGTCATTAATCTTAATACTATTAATGAGTCAGATTTAAATTTCTTAAATGAATTTAATATGTCATATGATATATCAAAATAATCAAGCAAATATTGATTCATGAACTCATTATCAGTTTTCAATAATTTGGATATTGATAACTTATTTCCATATCCAAACCATTTTAATGATTTTATTGCAGAATTGAAATTACCCATTTCACCACGAATACCCATATAATTCAATAGGTATTCTTTCATTTTATCATTAAATAAAGATGCATTATATTCGTCATTATATAATGATTCTTGATATATAGCTTTTAATATATCATGTGGCAAATCTATTCCAAAATTATATCCATTAATAATTAAACTTTCATATTCTTCAACGAATTCTCCACCTATAGATATATAGCACCATTCTTCTTCTAATGAATCATTATTTGTTATATGTATCATTAAATTAGATATCCATGTACCTTCTTCAGATGCATTAGCTAATACATAAATAGGTATTAATAAATAATCAAATTTATTATGATCATTAACTTGTTCAAATGTCTTAATACTATATATATCATTTTCAGTTAATTTACTTTTTATAAATTCTGTGTCATTATCTTCCAAATTATTTAAATTAATATATTCATGTAAATCTTTTGCATTATTAATAGCATCTTGCATTTTTATTGGTGATACTAATTTATATACATTAGATTTATCAAAATATATTTCAATGGATAAAATATCATTTAAATTATCATTACTATAACCCGTTATATCATATAACATATATATAGGCTTTATATAACAATTATTTATTGATAAGTATGATGAATTCAATGACTCAAACCAAAATATATATGAGTACTCTTCATATTCATATCCTATTGGTTTTTCTTTATATGATGGTAAACTAAATATATGACCTGTGTTATTTATAAAATCCATTGATGTTATGATTTATTTTTTCACTTAATTTATATTTAAAAATAATTTATGTATCTCATAAAATGAAAAATGGGTAAACATAGTTTACCCACTTAATTAAATTATTTTTGATATAACTATGGTCTGCTATCTACAACTTCAGATAATTCATCTTTTGTAATATACCAAAACGGACGTTTTCCATCTTCGTATTGCATTTTTGCAAAATCTTTTGGGTGTAATGCCAAATGACATAAAACTCTAAATATATTAAAAATGTTACTATCATCCCATCCACTTTTTTTAGCTCTAAGATACATAGCAATTGGAACTAATAATATTCCAAAAAATAAACCTAAAATAAACAATAATACATAAGTCATAGTTTTTAATAACGTGATATATATTTAAATGTCTTTAATCTATCTACATATTTCATCATCATTATGATTCTTAAATCTATTAATTGCAAGAAAGTAACTAATATTGAATTTCCTTTAAACAATATTTTTGGCAATACCTTTCTCAATACACCATATCTTGCATAATCATATTTATTATCACCTGTTACATTTAATTTTCTTAAATCATCATATCTATATGACAAGTTTTGCTTGATGTCCATAACTATATTAAATTGTATTTGTGTTAAAGAAATAGTCTAATGAATGTTGTGATCTTATCCATTCATCAATCTTGTCCATTTCTTCAGTAGCCATATCATGGAATCTTTGATAATTAATCGTCACATTACCTGGCATTTTGAATTCATAAGATCCAATAATAGTAGCTAATCCACGCATCGCGAGACATACACAATATCTAAAGAAATAATATAATTGATATAGATCTTGTATCTTGCATCTTAAATAACATTGTAATATCAAATCTGAATGAGCTAAATCTCCAAGTATGACTAATTTATGTGAATATGGATTAAAATTAAATGTCAATGGAACATCAAACATAGCTTTATAAGTCTGTACTTCATATAATGCTCCCATTACATCAGTAAGATTATATCCAGTTCCACTACCAAACACATCTGATAAACTACCTCCAGCACCTGATGCTAATGCAGAATTATTTAATATCATACGTTCTAACGAGAAATCACCCAAGGCTCCATAGTTAAAAGAATTAGTTGTTTTATATACACCAAACACAGATATAATTCTTTGGGGTAATGTAAATATATTATTTGGACCGCATCTACAAAAATCTTTATTTTTAACACAATAAAGTCTTTCTTCTATTGCGGCATCGTAGTTTTCCCAAAAGTAGCTTGCAGCTTGATATATTAATGGAGGAATTGCAGAAGCAGGTAATGGCAATGGTAAAGCACAAGATTGTGTAATATCTTGTATGATCCTTTGAATGAAATTATAATCCATTTGATCTTCAAGTTGTGCTTGATTTTTCAAATATTCTTCCATTGCAATAGTCTTTTGATTTTGTTGAACACAATTTTCCATAATTACTATATTATATAAATAGGATTTCTTTTATATAAAAATAATTTTTAATATTAATTTATGATAACTGACAGTGACATATGTAAAGAATTTTTAAAATCAAATAATAAAATAAATTCACCAAAAATAAAAAACTATATTCTTAAAAGAAATTATAACGAAGAAATATATGATTATTTAATTAAACGATATAAAGATGCAACTGATTTGAATGAAATTGTATATAGAATAATACATAAAATTGAAACATTACCAAAATGCCTAACATGTGGAAAAAAATTAAAATATAATACTTGTCATAAATTTTGTAGTATTAAATGCGCACAAAATAATGTAGAAGTAAGAAATAAAAATAAATTAACATTTTTTAAAAATTTTAATACAACAGAAAAAAAACAAGAATTAAAAAATAAAAAATGCAAAACATTTAATGAACATTATAACACAGATGAAAAACGAAAAGAATTATTAAATTCAAGAATAAAAACAAATTTAGAAAAATATGGAATAGATTATCCATTAAGATTAAATGAAATTAAAGAAAAAAGAAAAAAGACAGTAAATGAAAAATATGGAGTAGATAATGTTTCTAAGGCAAAAGAGATAATAAAAAAAATACAAAAAATAAGAAAAGAAAAAAATAATGAAATTATAGAAAAAATTAAACAAACATGTTTACAAAAATATGGAGTAGATAATGTTTTTAAAGCAAAAGAGATAAAAGAAAAAATTAAGCAAACATGCTTACAAAAATATGGGGTAACCCATATAATGAAATTAAAAGAATATTCTGAGCGTATTGCTAATTCAGAAATTAGAAAACAACATGAATTGGAAACAAAAAGAAAGAACAAAACATTCAATTCATCTAAAACAGAAAATGAATCTTATCAATTGTTAAAACAAAAATACCCAGATACAATTTATCAATACAGATCAAAAGAATATCCATTTAATTGTGATTTCTATATACCAAGTATAAATACATATATAGAATGTAATTATCATTGGACTCATGGATATCATCCATATAATCCAGATAATGAAAAGGATAAATTATTATTAGAAGCATGGCAATCAAAAAATACAGAATATTATAAGAATGCTATAACTACATGGACTATTAGAGATGTAAACAAACGAAAAATAGTTAAGCAAAATAATTTGAACTATATTGAATTTTGGAATATAAATGAATTAATAAATTGGGTGGAAAATTTTGAATAAATTGAAGCTCCTATCTATGTTAATTAAAATTAATAAATGTTAAATCCATAAATGTCAAGTATCAATAATTTATCAAAATTAGGAAACTTTTTAAATAAATTAAATAAAGAATATCACAATAATGACAATAAGTCTTTAACTGATATTATTCAATCATTTAGTCAATTATCATCAGAATATAATGAATTAAATGAATTTAATAAAGCACAAATAAACAATAATTATAGCTCAAGAAATTATTCAGAATGCAGTGTTATTGAGCAAGAAGAATTTTTCTCAGATCAATTACAATTCATTGAAACATTAGTAATTAATTCAATATATGATAAAATAGGAATTATATGGAACTGGGGAGATATTTATAATCTTATGAAAGATCCTACTTATAAATATGTTGATAAAATCCAACGAAAAGTTATTTATTCTGCATCTTCTAATCAACGCCCTATTGGTGATATGTCTTATAATATATGGAATGGGCTGCAGATAATTGATATAGATATTAAAGATGCAGAATTAGCATTCAATATTAAACAAATTTTGTTTGATGAATTAAATAAATATCATTGGTTTCTTGGATGCTGTATATCTGCATCAGGAAAATCTTGTCACGTATGGACAAAGATAACACCCATTTCTATAGATACAGCAAGTAGACGAACTGAATATATTTGTAATTTTAGACACAAGTATTCATATATTTATATTGTATTAATGAAATATGCAAACAAATTTGGATACACAAAAGAGGATGTATTTAAATATATGGATATGGCTATGTGTAAGCCTCAGCAAGGTATTTTCATTTCATCAGATAATAATGCATTAATTAATACTAATTTTATGGATTTAAGATTAGATGTTAATTTTGAAACTGCATTAAACACAGGTGTCACAAGTATAAATTGGATATCTCACCCTGATCTTAAAGACATATTTCATAAATTGGAATGGTTTCAAAATGATACCTCAACAGATGAACAAGTTGAGATAACTAATATATCTGGAATTAACGATAGAGACAAAAATAAAAGTAAAGGTAAAAGACATTACAAACATAATCAAAGATGGCAGCTTGCTAATACATTAACATCTATATATGGACAAGATAAAGCTTTGCAAATCATGTGCGATATTTGTGATGGTACACCAAGACGAGAATTACAAGGAGATATTAAGACAGCTGCTATACATAATAAGCCAATTTCAATATGGGCTATAAAAGAATTAAATAATAATCATGGATTTAAACTTAAGATAAAATCAGATGAATTTGATGAAAAGGATATTAAAAAAATTGAAGCAGAAATTACAAATAATGCTGCTTTAGACCCAACAAAAATTTTAAATGATAATTCATCAACTGTATATTTGACAATGAAACATAATCAATATTTGTCAGATATTAAAGATAAGATTATTGCAAATTTATCTCACATAACTCTTCTTGAAGCTGGTGCAGGATATGGAAAAACTGAAATGATAAAAAGTCTTAAAGCAAAGACATTATTAATATTGCCATTTACATCAACTATAAAAGCAAAAGTAGAAGCAGATGAGAAAACTGCTGATTGGCTATATTTTTATGGAAATAAAAGACCAAATCTTGATGACATATTAGGAGATAAAAATATGTCAATGACTATAGATAAGTTCTCAAGACTTAATGTATTTGAATTAGACCAAGCAGGATTTGAATATATTGTTATTGATGAATCACATTTATTATTCACAAGTTCATATAGAGATGTTATGTCTCCAGCTATACAACGACTTGCGAATTGTAAAGCAAAAATAATAATGATGACAGGAACACCAACTGGAGAAATGTTATTCTTTCCAAATATTCAGCATATAAAAGTCACAAAAGAAGATTATAGAACAAAAGAATTTGAAATACATTTTGTTCCAACTAATGATGAAAAATTAATTGAAATGTGCAAATCAATGGCTAAGGATATTGATGAAGGTAAAAAGATATTATTCCCCACTAATAATGGAAATTTATATTATGAACAGATTATAGGTATTATACAAGATTATTTAAATAATCCTGAATTTACAAAAAATCCTAAGCAATTAAATGCATTTTATTATAAAAAATCTAATTATGGAGATGATTCAATGGATATGATCAATATTGATAAATCTATTGGAAATAATGATATAATATTTTGCACAACATATTTATCAGTAGGTGTAGACATTTGTGATAAATATAAATTTAGTGTATATTTTAATCAACCATGGATTGCACAAGATATTGAACAATTTGCAAATAGGTTAAGAAATAATGATTTATATATAAAATTATTTTTAGAGAAACGAGATTCATCAGATAATAAAATTGATTACAATTATACAAAGCCATTAGATTTAAGTTTTTCAGAAGCAGATTTATTAATGGCACGTGATTTAATATATACTTGTAATGATATGCTTGAACGTAATAATGAAGAATCAAAATATAATCCATTAATACAATCATTATTATCAGCAAATCGTTATTTAAAATATGATGAAAACGATTGCAAATATTATATTGATGAAACGACATATAAACTTAAAGTATTTGAAGAACGATATACAGAATATTCAAAACAATTGACAGTATTAATAAATGGTATGAAATATTATGGATATAATATTATAACACAAAATTTCGATGATGAATTAGATGATACATTAAAAGAACAATGGCACGAATTTCTTAAAGATTGTAGGCATAAAAGATATAATTATAATACATCAGAAACATTTAAATTCTTAAATCATTTGAATGATGGTAATATTGATATGTATAAAGAATTATTAAAAGGATCATATGAAGTATTTAAAGATGATAAATATAAGATAGAACGTGAAGAAAATAATATATATGCTACAGATATTGAAATTCTTGAAAAGAATATTCCTATAGTTATGGGATTATATAAATTTTATGATTGTCCAACAATTAAAGATATATTTGAATATTGTGTTGAAAAGAAACAAAATAGAATTAATTATACTAAACTTAGACGAATTGAAAAATTTGTTCGTATAGAAGGGAATAGGAGAAAGAGAAGATTAGATTTTCCTGTATTGAAATTTATAAAAGATACTCAGCAATGGGCAAGATTACACAAGCAAACAACTGAAATAGAAATAAATCAATTTTTAGCAAATTATACTGTAAAATATGCAAATTCAATTAAGGATCTTGTAATTGAAGATAAAGAATATCTTGAATTATTATTTGAATTGACTAAAAATTTATGGAAAGTAATTATTACACAATCACGCCCGCAAAAGGGTATTATAACTATAACACCATTTGAATTATTATGGGAACGTAAAATGGATTTGTTAAATCCGTATGGAGGTTCTGAATTAACAAAAGAATTCTTTGCTAATGAATTAATAAACGATATGAAGGAAGTTGATGATGATGACATTGATTATGAATTCAATATGACAGATAAAAAACGATTAACAGAAATAAGTAATGAATTACCTAATGTTATTCATAAGCCTTATGGATATTATGAATATACTGAAATGGATATGTCTAATGAACGATTTATGAGAAAACAAGAAAATACTAATTTATTAAAAGATGATATATTCACGGTAAATAATACTACAGATAACGATGAAAATAATAAAATAATAATAGATCAATATGATTTATTTGGAAATGAAGTAAAAAAATAATATATAATAATATGATAAAAAACATTATTGACCATTCGTATGTAACTGATAATATAACGCATTTGTTTTGTTTTTATAAAAAGAATATTACTAATAAACGAATTATAATAACTGCTCATACATATTTTGAAGCTATAGATTTATTAATAGAATTAAATATAAAAGCAAATGAGATATATGATTTAAACGAATATTTGAAATATGATATAGATAAAGAAATATTATATAAAATATGTAATATTGAAAAGGATTATGAAGGATATCCATATTTCATATCTGAAGAGTTATTTAGTAAATTAAAAAATTATATATTAAATTATACATTTGCAAATATGCATAATACTAAAGCTTTAAGATGTAAAACAAATAAATATGTAAGTTTAATTCTTTCTAAAAAAATTTATGAAAATAATTATGAAAAAACGAATAGAGATTTTTGTTAAAAATTATGACACTGGAAAAGTAGAAGATTTTCAATTATATAATTCTTTTGAAGATATATCAGATGGATATCATACATTTAAAGAACTATATGATTATAGAATGATTTATAATGCATTATGGTTAAATGATATGGATGAAAATCTTCTAAAAAAATATGATGTTCATAAAAGTTGGTGTCATAGTGATGGTGAAAAATGTTTTGGGGGTGGATGGTTTATTGTAATGGTTGAATTACCAACTGGTCAAGTTTCAAATCATTATGAAGCTCAATATTGGGGTATATTTAATATTCCAGAAAAAGAAAAGGCTAATGAATGGGATGGACATACACCACAACAAGCATATGAACGAATGATTAACTATATTAAAGAATTAAAGAATTAAAGAAACATAAAAAAATAGGAACTGCTAAGCAGTTCCTATTAGATAAAAAAATTATTTTAAAATTTTATGTTAAAAAGTTATTTTAAAATTTTATGTTAAAAAGTTATTTCAAAATTTTGAAATCTAAAATCTGAATAATAATTGTATTTTCAATAATTTCGTAAGTAAATTTAGTTACGATGATATTCTTATTCTTAACTCTTTTTGCTTTACCATTCAGTACAGGAAGATAATAATCATATCCATTATAATAATTTTCTTTAACTTCCTGGAAGTGATAATGAATATTTCCATCCCAATATTCTCCATCATAACCAGGATTATGGTCACAGAAGAAAGTTAATTCTGTTGCATTTTCAATTTTTTCAACCATCTCCTGAAATTCTCTTTTTGCTTTTCTTTCCTGCTCAAGAGCTTCAGGACTCATTAAATATTGTTCAACTCGAGGCCCAGAAGAAAAATTATAAACTCTTTCCCGTATTTCATAACCTCTATCAATTAGAACTTTTCCTACATAATCTTTATGGTCACCTCCAACATTATCCCAATACCATGTAATATAATCCGTGTCAAAGCAATCATCAATCTTATCATATTTGTGTTTTCCAAAACGGAATACATCTACGTTATCCCAAACTTCTTTAGTAGTATTCCAAGATCTTGTATGACCACGAAGAGATTCATCTATCGGAAGCCCAGAATATTTAGCAATAGCAGTATCACGATCAAAGGAAATGTTCTTGATGTAATTATAGTGAGTGATTACATAGCTGTGGCCATTTCCAAGTGGTCTGTGCTCTTCCCAAATCTCCCAGAGGGTGTAGTACTTGTTGGTGAACCCGATTGCTTTTATAGTCATATTCGTTAAAATTTTAATTGTTTAATATTACCAATAACAAAATAGTACATAACTTCAAAAATTCAAATTTTAAAGAAAAAAAAATTAAATTTTATAAAAATAAAACCAAGAAAAATTTTACATCTTTAGTGTAAAATATGAATTGGTTTATTTAAAACAATTATTTTTAATTAAAAATAATAAATATATTACAGTTTTAATGCTTAGCAAAGAACAAATATTAGAACGAAATAAGCTCATAGGTGAAAATGGGCTTAAGACTCGCATGAAGAGGGCTAAGCAAATTTGTAAGACATTTAGGTTTAAGATAGACTATAATAATTTAAACTTACAACAGAAAGAATATATTAAGATGTTGTTTGTTGAGGCTAAATGGATATATAATTATCTCATATCACAAGATGACATATATTCATTTGACTATAAGAACTTAAATCAAGTTACACATAAAGACAAATATAAGAATAATATAATAACTGATATAAAGTATGTAAGGTCTAGTGTGAAACAAGAGTTAATAGCTCAAATTATAAATCAGATAAAAGGACTATCTAAACTAAAGAAAAAAGGACATAATGTTGGAAAATTGAAATTTAAGTCAGAATTTAATTCAATCAAGCTAAAACAATATAACATAACTCATTCTCTTAGAGGAAACAAGTTTAAGATACAAGGAATAAAAGATC